TATTTACACAGTATTGGCAATAAAGAATAGTAACGTACTTTTTCATATCTTATATTTTTTGTTTGAAACAAAGTTATAAAAAAAATCCTTAATATTTACATTAAGGATTTTATCATTATTTACTAAAATATTGTTTTACTTCATCTTTTCTTCGCCCTATTAATTCTTTATTTTTAGTCCACATCATAAACGCTTTTTCAATTTCTGGATCATTAGGATTTTTATTCACTAATTTCAATACTGTACTTGTTTTAAATCCTTTTTTACCAATATTATAAGCTAAAGATACCAAAGCATTAAATTGATTTTGATTCAACACAACACTAATCATTAATGAAACACTTTCTGCAAAATTATCAGCAGTTACTTTTCCTAATTCTTTAGCCTCGTCCATAGTTAAAGCTTTATCACTCATCGTTACTGGAGTGCCATCTAAATAATAAGTATTACCTATAGCAATAGTAGGGATTCCTTTAGAGTCTAAATAAGGTTTTAATCTTAAACCCTCTCTTTGATGTAATTTTGAATAACCATTTTCATTTAGTTTCATTTTTTAATCGTTTTATTTTAACAGCTATTTCATGAATTGCTATTTTACCAATGTAACCACCAGTACCACCGATAACTCCCATTATAAATACTTTGAAAATCTCCATTGAATTAAATGTTATGTTGTGGTTTGATACTATGTAATTAAACATTCCAGTTGCAGAACCGAATATTATAGCCGTGAAATTATTGTGGTGGTGCATTCTATTTGTTTTTACCTGTTATTTTTAAAATGTAGTCTGGTATCATTGTCGGCTTTATCATAAACATCATACCTATAAATAAAACTATTCCCTCGCCAACAGTGTATTCCAAAGTATTATTCCAATACTTATAAACCTGCATTGATATTAAGGCTATTCCAACAATTAACCAAAACCAATATTTTAATGCTGTTCTAAAATTTACACTCATAATTTATTTTTTTAAAGATTTTACAATGAAATGAAATGAAAACGGAATAAGCCCTATACTTTCTGCAACTAATAAAGAGAAGTACCCAAATGCAAAATGGAATAGCAATCCTAGAAATGCTATTCCTGCTACTAGATATTTCCAATCACGAAGCCAAAGACTGGTGCTTAAACCAATAGATAAAATGCTACCTAAAAAGAAAGTTCCAGCGAAGAAATAATGCAGTATCATAAAATCTTTATGTGGTGTTAAAGCAACTCCAAATAAAGAAATTCCTAATACTATATTGTACCAATGTTTTTGATTCGCAGCACCATTGTACAAGAACATACTTCCGCCCAATGTCAACATAAACACATAAACATAGGAATATTCGCTGTATGCGTAGTTAGATATACTGGTTCTAAAATAACCATCTAGTAATCGCATTACTAGTACAATTAACGGTAGTAAACAAGCGAGCGAAACCTCTAATCTTTTTATGTCTTTAGCGTTTTCCATAATTAACCTTTATTTACGTCTTGCTTCAAAGCAACAGGTTCAACAACTTTAATATTTACTAAATCAATTGGGCTTGGTGCCAATGGAATAGCTGCGTATTCATCACTCACTTTGAATTGGTTTGGTTCTAATCCATAGATACATTTTCCATTTGATACTAAATCAGTTTGAACGTAATACAACAAAGCGTAGGGTTTGATTGCGTTGTTAATTTGGCTTTCACTCATTCCTTCAGGAAATGAATATTGGCTTAAAATCAACTGCTTTAACTGGTCTCGCTGTACGTATGTCATTGAAATAGGCTTGCTTCTTGCTATCTCAAATTGGCTGTTATCTCCATTAACAATATAATCACGAATAATGAATAAGAAGCGTTCGTTTGTCGGGTCATCGTGAGTATCGAATATTTCAATATGTACTATTGATTCGATTTGGCTTCTGTTTAGTCCTATTATTGGTATAGTTGTTTCTATCATTTTTTTTTAAATTGAAGTTATTGTTTCCCATACTGTTGTAAATATGCAAAGCTTCATTAATGTGGTATCAAATACCATTAATCCAGCAGCTGGTGATGTTATTGCATTCTTTTGTGCTGTTGTCATTCTTGGCGGTAAGAATCCTTGTGTAGTGGATTTTACTGATAGCTTCGCAGACGGCTCTCCTACATTATCTCCGACGTGAAAAGAAGGCAAAAAATAATTCAATGCCGTTGGTGAAAATTGAAAATATAATACGTTTGAAGCGTCGTAGGCTTCCATGGTTAACGATCCTGTGCCTCCTAGATAAAGTCCGAAAGCCAAAGAGCCATCGATATCATATAATGAATAAACATAATTACTTCTGTTTACGGGTCTTTGTATTAAGCGTCCTTTATTTTCTACTTCAAGTATTTTAGTATGCGATAGATTTTGTACCTCAAAAGCATTACCAACTGTGGCGCTTTCCCCAACAATAGTTTTGTTCCCGCCGAACGTTTGAGTACCTACGCTTACTTTTCCAGCAACTGTTTCGGAAGCATCGGGGATTGATGCTGTTGTAATTACTTGCTCACTTACTTGACCTGTACTGCTATTACGCACTAATGCTTTTGTCTCCCCGGTAATAGTAGGAGGAGTTTTTAGTTTAATATTGTCGTGTAAAGTACTTCTTACTGGAGTGTACGTTTGAGAATACCCAAACGTTGAGAATAATAAAAGTGCAATTATTTTTTTCATAGTTTTATTGTGTTACGATTTCTATTTCAGTACCCGCTTCCCAATCCAATAAAAAAGTAGGGTCTGTTATTTCAAAATTATTTGTTGATAATAATGGATTGTAAGTATATTTTGTAGCGTTTAAATGACGTAATTCATTTATTACTACCGATATTATTTGAGCGTTTTGCGGAATTGTGAATATAGTTGACGATGTGTATGTTAGCTGTGTGTGGTTAATATCTGAATTTACACCGCCATTACCATTTTTCAAAATAACCCAATCTACTAATGTATCTGGAGCTGAATTTTTGCCAGTAATATTTTGATATAAAATATTGTTGTAAACAACATTTGAATTTACTTTATACCTTTTTTTAGAGTCCCAAATAGTATTTGTATTAGTCGTTCTAGCTTTAAATAGTGCCATTTACTTCGGGTATTATTGGTTTAAATATTTGTTTATCTTCTTCTTTTATTTTTTGATTATTAGAACTCCAATCTCCTTTGTTTAAATCCTCAGTAGCTTGCTCTCTTGATACTAATCCTAATTTAATCATTAACTCGGCTGCTTTTACTTCTTTTAAAGGGTCAATATGTGGCATGTTTTTACCAATAAATCGACATTTAGAATAAGCTTCAATAATCATAAAATCTCCATTTGCACCTAAATTAGAAATATATCCTGGAGCTTGTATTTTATTTTTTAAAATCTCAATCTCTAGCCAAAGTTTATAAAAAGGAATGTAAAAATCTATTGCAAAATCAGTTCTATCAATATCGACAACATAACCCCAACCATTAATAGCTGCTCTTGATGCTGAATAATTCGAATTATACATTTGCAATGCAACTTCTGGAGGAACATTTGCTGCGGCAGCTATTTTATTAAAATTAGCTCTTTCAAAAGCCTCATAACTTGTATCTGTTGTTGGTAGCAATCCCTTTAATTTTGCACCAATTGGCATATTATAAACTTTATTTGATGTTGTTTCTGTAATTTTATTAGCCAAACCATCTGCTAACTTATGATTAGCATCTGCATCTACAATAATATTATTCTTTTTATTTTTTATTTCAGTTAAAATATCCTCTCCTGTTGAATATTGGTCATGCTCAATTGTATATGGAATATTTGCGCCTTGTTCAGCTTTTCCAACTGTAGCCTCTGTATATCTATCTAATTTTGATACTTTTTCGAGAGTTTGTGTAAGTTGTGGAATAGCTCTAACGTGGTCTGGGCTAATTTTTTCACCGTAAATCATCCAAGATAATTTACGTTTAGATTTTTCACCGTAACATAAAATTCTTTCAAATTTGCTAGTGAAATTATCTTTATCTTTTACTTGAACAAAGTAAGATATATGCTCGCCTCTTGTATTAAATTCAATTCCATTTTTCTCAAAATTCCCTCTTGATTTAACATCGTTTATAAATCCTGAATCTGGAGTTTTTACATGACTTCCTGAAATAAACTGAACACTAGGCCCTGTTTGTTCAATTCGGCAAATTACAAGAACATCGCCACTTAATCTTTTGGCTTTATAAAAATCGTTTGCCAATTGATTTAACGTTCTTTGTCTTGAATAATCTGCATATTTGCTATTTGCATACAAATTAAACCTTGATTCAACTTTCTTTTTAAATTCTGTTAAATTATCTCCAGACAAAGTAATTCCTTCGTATCCTAAAACATCTGAATCTGGCTCACATTGTAATTTTAAACCACTTCCAATTGTCCAATCTACATGCTTTTGAGTTAGAATTTTAACCGTATCAGTTTTTAAATACGAATCATACGAACGTAATGATAAACGTTGATAATCTGGAATAGAATCTATTACGATACCTAATTCACCTAATGTCTTTTCTCCATCAAATGAACGTGTAATAATTGGATATTGGACACCATAAATAACCCCATTACTAGAACTAGAATTACTCTCTGGTTCAACAAGATTAGTCTTTGAATCAATACTAATTTTTTTACTTTTTAAAAAATTAAATAATCCCATAGTTTATAAATTACCTCCCCTTAATACTGTTACTCTACCATTATATCGATTTACATACCTTTGCTTTAACACTTCTAATCCTTGAATACCAACCGTAACATCTTTTGGAGACCTATACATTGTTTTAACAGTCATTTGACCATCATTCATTTGATATTCTGAATAATTTGCCGAGTCAACTGACTCTAAAAGCTTTAATTCCATTGCTGAAATTATATTATTGATTGCAATTATTTTATCGTATAAAGTAGATTTACATTCAATATACTGGCTTATTGTTTGAAACTGGTCATTCATAATTTAAAGTAAATAATTAATTTTCGCATTTGTTGAAATTGACTTAAATTGAAATAATATTGAAGCTCCAGTTATATCTATAGCCGTTCCATTTCTTTTTAAAGAAACTTCAAATCCTTTAAAAGTATCTCCTTTTATTAAATCATTAATATATTTCATTATTTCTTAATTAATTTATCGTTACAAACTTACAAAAAAAATCCATTCAAAATAAATTAAATGGATTTTCTAACAAACCTCCTTTTTTTAATCAATAAAAAACGAATAACGATAATAACTTAACAAACTAGAAATCAAATGTAATAAATATTATTCTAATAATTGTGCATAATCTTCAAAAGTTAATTTAGAATATTTACTACTGGACTTTCTTAAAATATCAATAAATATTTCTTTTGCCGCCAAATTATAAACATTAACATCTAAATAGTGATTCTCAATACTTGTACTTTTTTTCTTCCATGCAAAACCAACCTCAACACCATCTTTTTCAACAGGAACTCTTTTTTCAGCTTCTAAATGACTAAAATAACCTCGCATAGTATATTTTCCTTGTTCTGGTTGTGGAAAATTCATAAATCCACTTGGTTGATAACCATCCATACCCATTCTTAACTTAATATTTGAGGCAAAAATATCCTTTAATTGGTTAACTTGTAATATAAATAATTTTCCATAATTCTCTTTTGAACGACTAATAATCGGAGTATCTTTTGAATTTTTACGATAATCACCATCTTCATATCCTTTAACACCCACAACAAAATGATTATTTTCATTTTGAATAAATTCATAAGCTAATCTTGTAAAATGTCCTGTATCAATAACAGTCATGTCAATTGTAAATAATTTTCCAGATTCGCTATTCAAACCATCATCAATAATTTTCTTTAATTCTGGCCAGACACTTTTTAAATTTTCTCCAAAATTACCATGATTATAAGTATATTTAACCCTATCAGTATCATCACTTATTTCTGATTTAGTTTTTTTTCGCCCACGCTTAAATGTACCTATTGATCCATGATTTATGTTGTAGGTTTGACCATTTGAAGTGTGAGCTATAATTTCCCAATCTAATCTAACATCTTCAATATCGTCATTCATAATACCACCTAAATCACAAGCTAATGTTAATAATACTATTTTACCATTACCATCTTTTTCACATGTAATATCTGGAATATTTCCAATGTTATATGATCGTGTATTATTCATTAATTCAGATACTTTAATAATAGTTCCTTTATCCTCCCATGTTTGCCCTAATTGAGTATTAACAAATGCTTTTAATTTATCATTATCAATAAATCCATTTGGCGGACACGCATCAAGCCATTTATAAACTAAATCTATCCATGATGTAAATCCAGGCGGAATAACAATAGCGTTTAATTGATAACTTCGAAATTGTGGGCGTTTTGGTTTTTCAGTTGGAATCCATTTCCCTTTCAAATTTAAAGATTGTTTATCTTTTTCATGAATTTTACCTCCGCAATTTTGGCATTCATAATGCACACTTTCTGGAATAAGTTCAAACTTTTCATTAAGTTCCCATTTTATTCCAGAATAAGTTCCATCTTCTTTTTTAATTTGCCATTCTATCGGGATAAATGTTTCACAATTTGGACATTTCCAATTCCATTTTCGTTGATCTCCTAAAAGATAAACCTCCTCAATATTTGATGTTTGTTTTATAGCTGGTGTTGATATGTAGTAAAGCTTTTTCATTGATCCAAATGATGTTGCTCTATTTTCCATTAGCGATCGTACATTACCTTCTTTTTTGTCGGAACGTGGAGCACTTTCCCAATCATCAGCAAAAATATTTTTAACAGAATATTGTCGCCATTTATTAGGGTTATTAACACCCAATGCGGTCAAACTTCCACCAGCAAACTCCTTACTAAAATCTGTATCTCCAGTTCTTTGATTTTTCTTTTTCACAACATTAGGACGTATTAAATGACTTAATCCTGAATTATTTAAAACAGGGTCTAATCTTGTTCGTATAGATAATTTTACCAAATCAGAATCGGCAGCAGTATAAAGTATAGGAGCTGGAATTTCTGAAATAATATAAGCTATTCCAGGAATTATTACCCCTTGTGTGAATCCACTTTGTGCGCATTTCATAACAGCTACCATTTCAACTGGTGATGTTGTACTCAAACAATCTACAACCTCTCTAGTATAAGGAGATACATCATATTTAAAATACCCTGTATATCTGGATATATCAGACGTTAAATAAATATTTTTCTCAATCCAAACACTAGGAATTTCCTTTATGATTTTAAAATCATAAATTATATCATGTATTTTTAGGTATGATTTTTTAAATAAATCTACAATCATAATTTTATATATTAATGGTTATATAAATATTTCTTTTTGTTTGACGGTTAATTTTTGCAATTAAATCGTCGTGTTCTTTTAGTATTTGATTCATTATTCTATTTTTTTTAGTTACTCATTATCAATTACAAATTTATAACCGTTAGCATCAATGACGTTTTTATTGAATTTTTGCACGCCTTTATAATTTTTACCATATAGCTTACAAAATTTAGCAATAGATTTCAATCCTAGTAAATCAAATAGAAGTACAAGTAATTGTACTAAATCAGTGTCCGTTAAACTATTTTCTAAATATTTGTTGTACACAAATTCATTTAGTTTTTTGCCGTTGGTTGATTCTGTTGGTGTTTCCATTAGTATAATTTTTTGTACTGCGGGTATATTGTAGTTATGCGTCAGCTTCGTTGGATTCGTTAGAAATTAAGTCGATAATTTCAACTTTCCATTC